ACGGATAGAAAAGGCGATGCGACCTCAGCACTACGTAGAAATACGTATGCCCATCCGTAAAAATACGTAGGCCGCTGCAGAGTGTTCAGACAGGGATCAGCGAATAGCTGGTGCTCCGCCCACCAGCCTTGTCTTTCGCAAGAACACCGCACCGGATCAGGTCTTCGATGTCACGGAGCGCGGTGTCCTGCGAGCATTTTGCAAGGGCCGCCCATTTGGACGAAGTGAGATTGCCCTCGAAGCCGTCGAGCAGGCGGTTGATGACGAGACGCTGACGATCGTTCAGTGTCGTTTGTGCGTGACGATCCCAGAAACGTGCCTTTGCGAGCACTGATGAATATGCCTCCTCGGCCCGCTCGAAGGCGCGTCCAAGGCAGGCGAGAAACCAGTCAAGCCACGCCGTCACATCGAGATCGCCCTTCTGGGTTTCCTCGAGCAATTGGTAATAGACGGTGCGCTCGGCCCGGATCTGCGCCGACATGCTGTAGAAGCGCTGCGCGGTATGCTCAGCCCTGGCGAGCGCCATGTCGGCGATAGCGCGCGCGATCCGTCCATTGCCATCCTCGAAGGGATGGATGGTCACAAACCAGAGATGGGCAAGCGCGGCCTTGATGACCGGGTCAAGCCCGGTCCTCGCTTCGAACCAGGTCAGGAATGTCTCGATGTCCCGGGCAAGCCGCTCGGCGGGAGGCGCCTGATAATGCACACGCTCGCGGCCGAAGGGGCCCGACACAACCTGCATCGGGCCGGACATGTCGTTGCGCCAGGCGCCCACGGTGATCTTGCTCATGCCACTGCGCCCTGTCGGAAACAGGGCGGCATGCCAGGCAAACAGACGCTCCGCACTGAGAGGTGCGGCGTAGCGCTGGGTAGCGTCTAGCATCATCTCGACGACACCCTCGACATTGCGATCAGCTGGCGTCAGGGCGCCGATATCAAGACCCAGACGCCGGGCAATCGAGGAGCGAACCTGATCCTTGTCCAGCACTTCGCCTTCAATCTCGCTTGATTTGAGGACATCCTCGGTGAGGGTCTGCAGCACCGCCTCTTCACGCAGGCGGAACCCAAGGGCTTCCATCCGTCCGATCAGGCGTCCCTGCTGGTGCCGCACGGCGGCGAGGCGGGTGGCCAGAGCGGCTTCGTTCCACCGGAATTTTGGCCAGTCGTCGCGTTCGTAGATGTACATGGGTTTCGCCGCAGATCTTGCGGAGATAATAACCGTTATTCGCCGCATCCCGCAAGCTTATTCTCCGCAAATTTGCGGTGATTATATCAACCAATCTCCGCATCAACCCAAACCGGGAACCCGGCACCAAATCTTTGGCACAATCCAAAGGCATGGTCCCTGGCGAAAGAGACATGGCAAACCAGAACAGACCTTCACCCGCAGAACGTGATCCCGATGAGGCGCCCGACGTTTCGACGCCCGCGTGGCGCCAGAAGTTTGCGAAGGCGCTGCTCAAATCGGCGCCACTGGACGGCGTTGATCTCACCCGCAGTTCGCGCACCGGCAGACCGGTTTCGCCTCTTGAAGAGCCTGCGGAAATCGAGACAGAAGAAGGCGATGAACGCGCGCTGCGCGCTGTCGAACCGTATTTCGAGCACGAACCAGAACCCGGCACGTTGGAGGCCGAGGCTTTCAACCGGCTGGCAGAGCAGATCCAGGCTTACGAGCAAAAGAACTGGCAGATTCCTGAAGACTGATCCCGCCCCACCGAAAAATCAATTCGCAGGAACGTTCGTCAATCCACCGCCTCTTTCAATGCCGCCATGGATATGGCTGGAGCCGATGTTCTTGCCGTCATGCGTGACCTTGCCACCGCCAATGGCGACGCCCGCGCCGGTAAGTTCAAGGCTGACGCCGCCAACCCTGATCGTCACGGCGGCGGACGTGAGTTTCAGGGTGGCGGCGCCAACAACGACCTCGCAGAGGCCGTCTTTCAATGTTGCGGTGACGTTTCCATAGGTGAGGACGTTTTCGTCGCCTTTCGAAGACGGTGACTTGTTGTTGTCGCTCCAGGTCATCGGGAGCGCGACCGCCTGCTGCCAGTCGCCATTGGGCGAGAGCGCTGTAAACTGCTGCCCTTTCGACGGTGGTGTGTGAACCTTCAGCGCGCCTGCGATCTGGGCGTAGGGTACCCAGGGAGACAGGAAGGGCTTGCCATCCACATCCTTGCCGAAGCTCAGGCGCAGCCGCTGCTGCGCGGCGTCGACTTCCTCCACCGTTCCGTGGCGCATGAGGCCGGAGAAGCGGCGCTCCAGTTCCGCAATGCGGGCGGCAAGTTCGACGATCTCACGCATCGGCGATACGGCCCAGCGCGGCATAGGGCGTGACAACGACCGGATCCGGTCCGCCCGTCACAACAATTTCAGCGGAGAGTCCAGGATCGCTGGACAGATCGAGCAGCGGCCCGAGGCCGATGGCGTCGGCGGTTTCGATGTGAATGCCCAGCATGTTGGCGGCCCGCCGCCAGTCGGCGAGCGGCGTGCCTTCGATTTCACTGCGCAGCATCACAGCAATGGGTGCGAGATCCGCATCGGACCCCATGACGCCAAGAAGATCGGCCCATGCCGTCCCGTCGGTAATCGTTGCTCCGTCGCTTGGCGCTTCAATCAAATCGCAGGTCAGCACGATCTGCCGTGCGGCAAAGCGTACCCCCTTCTCGACCGAGGCTCCGCGCCGGGAGAGCCGTCGCGAGATGCGCGGGACAAGTTTCATCCAGACCCGCGACCAGTCACTTCGTTCGCGCGTCAGTGCAGCCATCACCTGATGTTCCATAAGGTCAAGCGCCAGTTCCATGCCCTCGTCGGTGTGAGGGATGGTGATGATGCTCTCGTCTCCCGCAACCTCCACCCGCGCCGCAATGGCGGCCTCGATGACGAGGTCACACGAGACATTACCATGGAACAGGTCGCGCCCTGTCACCTCCAGTTCGTGATCGTCGGTGGTGACGATCAGGATGGGCTGGCGCTCCTCGGCTATAGTTTGATCGATCGGCGCGATAGCACTGTCATGGACACGTTCTTTAGCAAGCGTGGCACCGCGTAGCGCGCGAGCCGCTGCAATGCGCATGGCAAGTCGGGCAAGACTCATGCCGGAACATCCCTTCCGATCGAAATACTCAGATCGAAAACCGTTCCAGACGGGAACGGTTTTCCTCATTGTGAACGCAAGGGGCATGTTCCAAATGTGAACATGCCCTACTCCCCAACATCCTCCCGGACGAGAAGAAGGTTGAGATCACCCAAGCTGGTCGGATGAACAGCCGCAATGGCGTAGGACGGAATTCCACGCCGTTCGGGCAGTCTGATCAGGTCACCCTTCGCAGGCCTGAACCCAAGTTCCGCAACCTGCGCAGCGGCAATCCATAAGGCGCTGTGCTCTGCAAGAATACGCGTGGCACCCTTGAACTCCCCGCCCCGGCCCTGCCCCCGAAGATCGGATGATGAAGCAAGGGTTGAGAAGATGCCCCTGACCTTCACCACCATGCGGTCGGCGTCGGCCGCGGCCTCGGCATACTGACTGCCGCGGCGCGGGATCAGCACCGCCTCTTCACCGAACCCCTGCATGACCGCACCGGATGCAAGCACGTCGAGGCTGTCAAAGGGCGAGGCCATCAATCACGTGCCCCGTCTCAGGTCCGCTTCCCCGGGATCAGCACGCGGGGACGGGTGCAGTAATGGAGCGCATTCATCTGGAACTCGAGGTTCACGCCCTTGCCGTTCATCATATCCCACTGCTTGCCATAGAGACGCTGGCCGGGCGTGTTGACGGTTTCAATGTAGTCGGCAGGTCCGTAGACCGTCCGGAAGAGGCCAGGCACGCCCTTGGGAAACAGGTGACACTTGTTGGTGTCCACACCGACACTTCCACCACCACGATAGTTGGCCCAGGTAATGCCCCCGAAATCAAAGGCGCCATGCAGACCACTGTCGCCCGCGTTGATATACGCTCCGCGGAGGCTCGCAGCTTCGGCATAGCTCTTGTAGGTGTCCCGCACCTCCTTGTGGGCGATGAGGTCATCGAAAAACGCGTCGCCGCAGAGTGCCATGATACCGGTATAGGGAATACCGTCCAGAATTGACGCCATCTGACGGATGACGCCAGCACACCTCTTGCGGAAAATGCCCTCGGCCGGCGTTGCGTTGTCGAGGTCAAAGTCGATCTCGGCAGCCGGCGTCTCACCGAATTCAGTGAAATAGTCGAACAATACCGAACCATCGGCATCGAGCAGCTGTCCGGTCTTGAGGATGTTGATGCGGTGATATTCCTCGGTCAGTGCGAAGAACTGCGAGGCCTCCGCCGCACGTTCGGCGATCTTGGCCT